CGGATGATCACCACTGTGTGGGCGTGCATCCGGCTGCTGGCCGAGACCATGGGCGCGATGCCCTCGGCGATCTTTCGCTACGAAAAAAGCGGCAACGCCACCAAAGTGGACGAACACCCGCTGCACGAGATCCTGATCGAGCAGCCCAACAGCGACATGAACGGGCTGGAGTACCGCGAGGCGCGCACCGCCAATCTTGCGATGCGCGGCAACGCCTACTCGGTGATCGAGCGGCGCGGCAGCGGCGACGTGCTGTCGCTGTACCCGGTGCCCTGCGGGCAGATCGAGCGCAAGCGCGACGCCAGCACCAACTGGGAATTGAAATACGGCATCACCGATCGCGGCAAGACCGAATGGTATCCCGCCGAGAAGATCTGGCACACCAAGGGATTCAGTTTCAACGGACAGGAAGGGCTCAGCCCGATCGCCTACGCGCGCGAAGCGATGGGGCTGGCGCTGGCCGGCGAAGAATTCAATGCGCGGCTGTTCGGGCAGGGGCTGATGCCGTCGGCGCGCGTATCAATCGCCGAATGGTTGAGTGATGACCAGCGCGTGATCGCCAACAAAAAATTGCTGGAGATGCACACCGGCGTGGTGAACATGAACAAGCCGATGTTGCTGGAAGGCGGCATGAAGGTCGAATCCGGGCTGATCACCCCGGACGACGCGCAATTCCTGCAATTGCGGCAGTTCACCGTCGTCGAGATATGCCGCCTGTTCAACATCAAGCCGCACATGGTCGCCAGCCTGGAGCAGGCCACCAACAACAACATCGAGCACCTCTCGCTCGAATTCGTCATGTACACCATGCTGCCGTACATGCGCCGCGAAGAAGAGGGTGCGCGCAAGCTGTTCAAGCCGGCGGACAAGGGCAAGTATTTCTATCGCTACAACGCCGACGGGCTGCTGCGCGCCGACAGTCAAGCGCGCGCGCAGCTCTACAGCATCATGCTGCAGAACGGCGTGTTCTCGCGCAACGAAGTCCGCGCGCTGGAAAATCGCAACACCTCGGATGATCCGGCGATGAGCCAATACACCGTGCAGAGCAACATGGCCATGATCGACCAGATCGCCGCACTGGTCGCGGCGCGCAACGCGCCACCCAAACCCGTACCACAGCCTGGAGACAAACCATGAAATTCCTGAACGCATCGCTTGAAATAAAAGCCTTCGGCGACTCCGGCAGCTTCGAGGGTTATGCCGCGATGTTCGGCAACGTCGATCTCGGCGGCGACGTCATCGAGCGCGGCGCGTTCAAGGAGATCGTCAAGGGCCGCGACGGCATGGTGAAGATACTCAACCAGCACAACTCGCGCGACCCGATCGGCGTGGCCGAAGTCACGCAGGACGACAAGGGCTTGCGCTTCAAAGGGCAGCTCATCCTCGAAGCGGCCAGCGCGCGCGGCGCGTATGCGCTGATGAAAGGCGGCGCGCTCGACGGCATGAGCATCGGCTACGACGTGCTCGAAGGCGGAGCGAAGATCCTCGAATCCGGCATCCGCCAGCTCAAGTCGCTCAAGCTGTGGGAGATCAGCCCGGTCACCTTCGGCATGAACCCGCTGGCCGGCATCGACAACGTAAAGCAATTCGGCAATGTCACCAACATTCGAGAATTCGAGGACTTCCTGCGAGACGCAGGCGGCTTCTCAAAAGCCCAGGCGAAGCTGCTCGCCTCGGGCGGATGGAAAGCGATGCCCGATCAGCGAGACGCTGATGGCGAAGCAGACCTGATGCAGCAGCACGCAAAATTCCTCAACACTTTATTGGAGAACAAAACATGAAACAACTGACATCCTATCTCAGCGGCCACAAGGTTCAATTCCTGTGCTTGCTGCTGATCGCCTTTGCCTATGGCATCGGATTGATCGACCACACCGCCGCGTTCGCGGGCGGCATCTTGCTGGATACCGCGCCGACCGACATGAAGGGCTTGCTCGAGCTTCAGCAAAAAGCCTTCAAGGCCATGGAAGAAAACATCGCAAAAGTTCAGGATACCGCGATGAAGGCGCTCGAAGAAACGCGGGCCGAGGGCACTCTGCACAAAAAGACCAACGAGGAACTGACCGAGCTGGGCAAAACCGGCAACGCGCTGGCCGAGAGCGTCAAAGAACTCAAGACGCGCATCCTGGACGTCGAGCAAAAATCCGCGCAAAAATTCGGCAGCGGCGGCAACGAATCCGGCAAATCCATCGGCCAGATCGTCGCCGAATCCGCAGAGTTCAAGGCCGCCAGCACGTCCGACAGCCGGAGCATGAAGCGCGTCAAGGTCGGCAGCTTCCACAAGACCTCGATCCTCAACGTCAACCCGCTGACCAACGATCAACCTCTGGTCGCAGCGGACAGACTGGCCGGCATCATCACACCCGGCCTGCGCCGCATGACCATCCGCAACCTGCTGCCGAACAACCGCACCAGCAGCAACCTGATCGAGTTCGCCAAGGAACTGCTGTTCACCAGCAACGCCGGCCCGCAGGGCGGCACCACCAGCCCGGACGAAGTGACGGAAGGCGAATCCAAACCGGAAAGCGCGCTGACCTTCGAGCTGGCCAACACCCCGGTCATCACGCTGGCGCACTGGATCCCGGCTTCGCGCCAGGTGCTGTCGGACGCCCCGATGCTGCAAGGCTACGTGGACGGACGTTTGCGCTATGGCCTGATGCTCAAGGAAGAAGACGAGATCCTCAACGGCAACGGACTGCAGGGCGACCTGTACGGACTGGTCAGCAACGCCACCGCATTCACCGGCGGCGCCACCAACCAGACCGCGCTCGACACCCTGCTCAAGGCCTTCCTGCAGATCAGTTTGCAGAACCTTGAGGCCAGCGGCGTCGTGCTGCACCCAACCGACTGGACCGATATCCAACTGCTCAAGGATACCACCGGGCGTTACCTGTTCAGCGACCCGCATGGCGTAGAAACACCGCGCGTGTGGGGCAAGGACGTGGTCGCCACGGCCAGCCAGACCTCCGGGCAATTCCTCGCCGGCGCGTTCAGCCTGGCCGCCGAGATCTATGATCGCGAAGATGCCTCGGTGCGCATCGCCGAGCAGCATTCCACGTTCTTTGTGGAGAACATGGTCGCCATCCTGGCAGAAGAACGCCTCGCGCTGGCCGTCTATCGCGCTGCCGCGATCGTCAAGGGTGCGATCAGCCACGCAGGGTAATAAAGGCAGGATTAAGGATACGGGATGCAAGGATGCAAGGCCGGAGCAGCGGTTTTGTATCCTCATATCCTGCATCCTTGCATCCTGTTTTTTGTTTTTTTTCGAAAGGTTCTTTTATGGTTCTCGAAGCAAAAACCGCGCAGTTGCGCATCAAGCCCAACCGCATCATCGCCGAAGGCACCGGCGGCACGATCTTCTGGGCTACGCCGGCGCGTGCGCGTTTGTTGATCGATGCGGGCGCGGTCGTGCTGATGAACGCGGGCGTGTTGGCGCGGCCGGTCATAGGCCCCGGCCAGACCAAACCTGCTGGCGCATCCGAGACAAAGGAACCTGTCGAAAAAAAATCCTCAGCCGCCGACCCGGCTGGCCGCTTGACCGATTCAGCACCGTCGAGCGGAACTGGGCCGGCGGCACCGTTGTTTGCATCGGCGGAGGACCCAGCCTTACCGAAGCGCAGGTCAAGGCGGTCGAGCAAGCCCGAGACGTAAGGAACGCCCCTCACCCCAACCCTCTCCCGCAAGCGGTAGAGGGGGCGAACGTGAAAGGCATTTATATCCTGGCCATCAACGATGCGTACCGCATCGCGCCAGGGGCAGACCTCTGCTATTTCGCCGACAGCGAATGGTGGAACTGGCACAAAGCCAAGCCGGATTTCATCAGCTTCACCGGCGAAAAATGCAGCATCCAGAACAGCGGCATGAACATCGAAGACGGCGCGGTGCACCTGCTGCGCAACAAGAATTTTCCGGCAAACGGCACCGGGCTCTCGCTCGATCCGGAATATCTGGTAACCGGCGGCAACAGCGGCTATCAGGCGCTCAATCTTGCGGTGCTGGCGGGCGCTGCAACGATCATATTGCTGGGCTATGACGGGCGCGAGCCGGCAAAGGGCAAGCCCACACACTGGTTCGGCGACCATCCGCGCCGCGAGCCGGACAGCGTGTTCGCGCTGTACCGCAAATCGTTCAAGGACGGCGCCAAGGCGATCAAGGCCGCCGGCGTGCGCGTGATCAACTGTTCGCCGGACAGCGCGGTGGATGCATTCGAAAAGATGGAATTGGAGCAAGCGTTGAATTTGTCATGAAAGCGTGGAACCTGACGCGCCGCGAGATCCATTACCGGCACGAATCATTCAGCGCCGGATTGAAAGCGGCAGGCTATGAAGTCGCCAGCAGCGTCCCGGGCAAGATCAGCCCCGGCGACGTGCTGCTGATCTGGAACCGCTACGGGAAGATGCACGAGTTGGCTACACGCTTCGAACGCGCAGGCGGCACGGTGGTGGTGGCCGAGAATGGCTATCTGGGCGCGGACGAATACGGCGCGCAACGCTATGCGCTGGCACGCCACGCGCACAACGGGCGAGGGCAATGGCACACCGGCGCAGCAGATCGTTTTGCCGCGCTGAATATCGAACTGCAACCCTGGCGCGAAGAGGGCGCGCATGTGCTGGTTTGCCCGAACCGCAGCTTTGGCATGCCGGGCATGATCATGCCGTGCGACTGGGCGAACGATGTCCGGCGCCGCCTGGCGAAATTCACCCGGCGCGAGATCCGCGTCCGTCCGCATCCCGGCATCGCCGCGCCGAAAAAAACGCTGGACGAGGATATGTCCGGCGCATGGGCAGTGGTGATCTGGGCATCGAGCGCCGGCGTGCAGGCACTGGTGGCCGGCATCCCGGTGATCTGCGAATCGCCGTACTGGATATGCAAATCTGCCGCCAACGTGGGGCAAGAAATAGAGGCGCCGGGACAAAAAGCGGACAGATTGTCCGCACTGCAAAGATTGGCCTGGGCGCAATGGACTTTGGCCGAAATAGAATCGGGAGCCGCATTTGATCACCTGCTACGCGCAGCCTGACAAGATCAAATCCTGGCGCGTGCTGGAAGCCTTCGCGTCCGGGTGCCGCGGCGGGATGGACAGCACCGCCGCACAACAATTGCAACCGGATGGCGCGGCATTCTACGGCGTCCGTCCCGCCTGGATGCACCTGTGGCACCAGGCCATCCGCGAACAGCGCGTCTGGTACTGGCTCGACAACAGCTGGTTCGACCGCGCGCGCGAAGTCTATTTCCGCGTCGGCTGCAACGCCGTGCAAAGCTGGAGCATCTGGCCATCGAGCGGCGTGCGGCTTAAAAAGCTCGGCATCGACATCAAGCCGTGGCAAAAAAACGGCAAGCGCATCATCGTCTGCGCGCAGAGCGACGAATTCATGCGCACCGTCGCCTGCCGGCAGGATGGCGCGGCAGGCTGGAACAAACAAGTGCTGAGCCAACTGGCGCAGCAAACCGACCGCGAGATCGTGTTGCGCGACAAACAGACCAAGCGCCCGCTGGCTGCCGATCTGCAGGACGCCTGGCTACTGGTGACACACTCCAGCACCGCCGCCATCGAAGCGCTGATCGCCGGCGTGCCGGTGATATTGACGGACAAGACCTGCATGGCCGCCGGATTTTCAACCCCTTTCGACGAGATCGACAGGCCGCATCACAAGGATGGACGCGAAGCATGGCTGGCGCGGCTCGCCGACTCGCAATGGACACTGGACGAAATGAAAAACGGCACCGCATGGAACATGTTGAATCGTGGTAACTGAAAACAAACGCAGAGGCTGGTTCGTCATCCCCGGCGTTCAGGGCGGCGACCGCACGCTGGACGAACAACTGCTCGGATTGCAACCCGCGCTGGATGAAGCCGCCGGCAAGACCGTGTGCGACCTCGGCACCGCCGAAGGACTGATCGCACTGCAGTTCGCCCTGGCGGGCGCCCGCTCGGTATATGGCTGCGACTACAACACCGCATTACTGGCCGAAGCGCAGGCGCAATTGGCAAACCATCCGGGCTTGCCGGTGCACTTCGAATACCGCGACCTGTGCGAATCGATCCGCGGCGGCTGGCAACCCAAATTCGACATCGTGCTCGCCCTGGCCATCCTGCACAAACTGGACGACCCGGCGGCGGGCGTCAAGCTCTGCGCCGACATGGCGCGCGACCTGATCGTGCTGCGCCTGCCGCTGGGCTCCACCGGCGTGATCCGCAGCAAGCATGTGCGCCACACCCGCGCCGATGTCGGCGCGTTGCTGCTTAAATCCGGATTCAAGCGCGAGCGCAAGGAACGCGGCCCGCGCGGCGAGTGGGTGCAATACTGGCGGAAGACAGCATGATGGGCATGGGCGACGAGATCATGGTCACCGGCCAGGTGAAACGTGCGCAACAAACCGACCCGCGCCGCGTGCAAGTCGTCGATCGCGACGGCGTACCGCGCTGGCACCCGATCTGGGAAAGCAACCCGCGCATCGCGCGGCCCGGCGAGCAGGGCGACTTCCAGCTGCTGCGCAACGGCCCCGGCGCCCGGCCCTACATCGCCGACAAAAAATGGCGTTGCTGGACCTGGCGAGCATTCGAATGCACCCCCGGCGAGATCTGCCTGACCGATGCCGAGCGCAGCTTCGCCGCGCCGCACCGGCCGCAGATCGTCATCGAACCCACGCTCAAGGCGCGCGCCAGCCCCAACAAACACTGGGGAACGACACGCTGGGAACAATTCGCCGCACTGGCCCATCAGGCCGGATATCGGCTCACCCAGCTCGGCCCGCGCGGCACCCGCCCGCTGCCGCATGTTGCGCTGATCGAAACGCCGGACTTCCGCAGCGCCTGCGCCGTGCTGGCGAATGCGCAGATATACATCGGGCACGAAGGCGGGCTGCACCACGCCGCCGCCGCGTTCGGCATCCCGGCGGTGGTCATCTTCGGCGGCTTCATCAGCCCGGCGCAGACCGGTTATGACCTGCACCGCAACCTGTTCAGCGGCGGCGAACCGTGCGGCATGCGCATCCCGTGCGCGCACTGCGCGGCAGCGATGGCGGCGATCACGCCGGAGATGGTGCTGGAACAATTATGCAGCGTAGGGGCGGGTTTCAAACCCGCCCGCAATGAATGTGAATAAGGGCGGGTTTGAAACCCGCCCCTACGGAGATGATATGAATGAAATGAAACAAGTCGGCGGCATCTGGCTGCCCGCGCACGAAACCCACCTGGTCGCGTGGATGAAAAAGATGAACCAGATCGTCGACGGCAAACTCAGCTACCAGCTCGACAAACGCAACCTCGCGCTCCAGTACGTCAAGAACTGGCGCACCGCCGTGGACGTTGGAGGCCATTGCGGGCTGTGGAGCATGGACCTGGCCAAGCGCTTCGAACAACTGCACGCCTTCGAGCCGGTCGCGCTGCACCGCGCCTGTTTTGAAAAGAACGTCACCGGTGCCAATGTCAACCTGTACGCCATGGCGCTGGGCGACAAGGATGGCGCCATCTCCATCCACACCAGCGTCGGCAGCTCCGGCGATTCGTACATCGACGGGGCCGGCGACATCCCGCTGCGCCGTCTCGACGACTTCGACCTGCAGGACGTGGACTTCATCAAGCTCGATTGCGAAGGCGGCGAACTGCCCGCGCTGCGCGGCGGCGAAGAGACGCTCAAGCGCTGCCACCCCTGCGTCATCGTCGAGCAAAAGCCCGGCCGCGCGCAAAAATTCGGGTTGCCCGAGACCGGCGCGGTGGCGTACCTGCAAAGCCTGGGCGCCGTGCTGCGCACCGAGCGCAGCGGCGATTTTATTTTATCGTGGGATTAAAAAAAAACCATGATCGCGCAAAGACGCAAAGACGCCAAGAAAACCAGAAACACGCACAAAATAAAAACAAGCGGATCGTGGGTTGGTTTTTTGTCTGGGTTGCTTTTCTTGGCGTCTTTGCGTCTTGGCGCGAGTCGTTTTTTTTGGGGTTTCGCATGATAAAAATAATTACCGCTCCCGCCGCCTACCCCGCCACGCTGGCCGAGGTTCAAACATGGTGCCGCATCGACGCCATCGACGACAGCGACGACGCGCTCATCGAGATGCTCATCGCCTCCATGACCGCGTATGCCGAGCACCTCACCGGGCGCGCCTTCGTCGAGCGCACCCTGGAACTGAACCTGCAGCATTTCAGCCATTGCATCGAGCTGCCCTGGGCCCCGCTGATCGGCATCGACTCCATCAGCTATCTGGACGCAGATCGCACCCTGCAGACCGTGGATGCCGCAGATTATCAGGTCGACACCGTCAGTCAGCCAGGCAGGGTGCAGCCCGTGTATGGGGAATCGTGGCCGGCGATCGGCTATGGTTTCAACCCGGTGCGCATCCAGTACCGTGCCGGCTATGCCGCGCCCGGGTCGCCCACCGACCTGACCGACAACACTTATCTGCCGGGGCAATTGCGCACCTGGCTCAAGGCGCGCATCTGCACGCTCTACGATCAACGCGAGCAACTCGTCATCGGCAACGGCAATGCGATCGAGATACCGCGTGGGTTTGCCGACGGCCTGCTCGATCCGCTGATCATCGGCACGCGCTTCTTCTGACAGGACACATCGATGGCACTCAGGATATTCATCGGCTACGACCCGCGCGAAGCGGTGGCCTACCACACTTGCGTCAACAGCATCATCCGTCACGCCAGCGTGCCGGTCAGCATCACCCCGCTCGCGTTGAACAACCTGCAGGGCTACACCGAGCAGCACAAGGACGGCAGCAACCAGTTCATCTATTCGCGCTTTTTGGTGCCGCACCTGATGGGGCACAAGGGCTGGGCGCTGTTCGTGGACGGCGACATGCTGTTCCGCGACGATATCGCCACCTTATTCAACCTGATCGAGCACGACAAGGCGGTGATGGTCGTCAAGCACGACTACCACACCCGGCGCGCGGACAAATACCTGGGCGCAAAGAACGAGGATTACCCGAGGAAGAACTGGTCCAGCGTCGTACTGTGGAACTGCGGCAGTGCCATCAACAACAAGCTCACGCCGGAATACGTGCAAAAGGCCGGCGGTGCAGACCTGCACCGCTTCGGCTGGATACCCGACGAGCGCATCGGCGCGTTGCCGATCGAATGGAACTGGCTGCCCGACGAATTCGGCGCCAACGAAAAAGCCAAGTTGCTGCACTGGACACTGGGCACACCGTGCTTCCACGATGAAGAATACGCCAACGCGCCGATGGCCACTGAATGGCACCGCGAGCGCATGCTGGCGAATTACTCCGTGCAAAAAGACCGGGCTGGGAACATATGAAAAAAATCGTAGGGGCGCAATTCATTGCGCCCGATAACAATCAGGGCGCAATGAATCTCGCCACTACAAAAGCATGAGAGCCGGCCAGCTCGATCGCCGCATCACCATCGAATACAAACAGGTGACGCAGGATGCCGACTACGGCACCGAGATCATCACCTGGGTGCCGCTGGTGGTGCAGCCCGGCAGCCCGACCACCGCCGCGCCGATGTGGGCGAACGTGGTGGACGTGCCGCCCAGCCGTTCCGAAGCGGTCAAACAAGGGCTGGCGCTGGCGCGCAACCAGAGCCGCATCACCATCCGCCACCGCAGCGACGTGGATTCGTCCATGCGCATCACCGTGCACGGCGAGACCGACGTGATCTACCAGATCGTCGGCGGCCCCGCCGAGATCGGACGCAAGCAATGGCTGGAGATGGTCTGCGAGAGATACTCATCCTGATTTGGAGTGCGGCGACGCGTCGCCGCTAAAAAAACATAAAGGCATCTGCATGAGCGAACTCCACGTCAAAGGCCTGTCCGAGCTGCAAAAGTTCCTCACCGAACTGCCGGTCAAGATGGAAGCCAACATCATGCGCGGCGCGATGCGCGCCGGCATCAAGCCGATCCGGGCAGAAGCGAAGGCGCTGCTGGCGTCGAACGGCTCGGTCGATACCGCGCAACTGCAAAAAGGATTGAAAGTATCCGCACGCAGCCGCGGCGGCAAGGTCAGCGCCAGCCTGCGCGTTACCGGCAAGCATGGCCACGTCGCCTACTGGCTGGAGTACACCGGCGCCGCGCCGCACCTGATCACCGGCAAGAACCGCAAAGGCCTGTCGTTCGGCGGCATGTTCTTCCAGTCGGTCAACCATCCCGGCTTCAAGGCCAGGCCGTTCATGCGCCCCGCGCTGGATGCACAAGCGCAGAACGCCGTGCTCGCGGTCGGCAACTACATCAAGAACCGCCTGACCAAGCAAGGGCTGGATATGGCGGACATCATGGTCGAGGGGGATGAATGAAAAATAAGGGGCTAGGGGCTAGGGACTGGATGCTAGGGGGTTTTGTCGCGCTACGCGCGGGGTTTTCTAGTCCCCAGCCCCTAGCCCCTAGCCCCTGTGGTTCATCATGAGCGGCGTAGCCATCACCCGTTACCTGCTGGCCAACAACGCCAACCTGGTCGCGGCCGTCGCTGCGGCCAACATCAAGGCCGGCACGATCCCGCTGAATTCGGTGCTGCCCGCGCTGGGCATCAACGAAGCGACCGGCGAGGCGCACAACAACATCCCGATGAACTCCGACAAGGTGCTGATCACCGAACGGGTGAGGGTGAGGGTGAACGCCAAGGATAGCGCCACGGCCAGCGGCTACAAGACGCAGAAGACCATCCTCGAACTGGTGCGCAAGGCGCTGCCCAACACCCACGGCACCGTCAACGGCCACGAAGTGGACAGCATCCTGCCCGACACCACCGGCCCGGACGAATACGACGCGGACGCCGCGATCTATTCGCAAACCCGCGACTTCATCGTCAAGTTCGCCGTGACAAGGTAGGGGCGAGAAGGGAGAAGAGAGAAGAGAGAAGGGATAAGGGTAAAACCTGCGCGCTGCAGTTACCCTTCTCCCTTCCCCTTTGAGCACCGAAGGTGCGTTCCCTTCCCATGTTTTTTTGTAGCACCCGCGCCGCCCCTCAAGGGCGGTTTTTTATTTTCAAAGGAGACTCACCATGACCGCACGCACAGTAGTTCAATCCATCGCGGGCGCTACTCTGTCGATTAGCGCTTCCATCCCCGCAACCTATGACCAGGCCGGCTACGAAGCCAGCGCCGTGGTCTTCACCGCCATCGGCGAAGTCGAGAACTACGGCAACCACGGCGTCACCGCCAACATCTCCGAGTTCGTGCCGGTGGACACCAGCGTGGTGACCAAGGTCAAGGGCTCCAAGAACTACGGCACCATGGCGCTGACCCTCGGCTCCATCCCGTCCGACGCCGGGCAGGCCATCCTCGAGACCGCCTCCGAATCCAACAGCCACTACAGCGCCAAGCTCTCCTATCCGGACGGCGAAGTGCACTACATGGACGTGCTGGTCGGCAAGAAGGAATACCAGGACGGCGCCGTCAACGACATCTCGCGCATCGCCGTCGATCTGGCCCTGTGCCGCAAGCCGATCGTCGTCGCCGCAGCATAACGGCAACCCCTCCAACTCCCCTTGTCAGGGGAGGGCAGCACAGATCCTCCCCTGACAAGGGGAGGCCGGGAGGGGTTGCATTTCCCCTACATTTTTATAACCCACGTTTTTAAGGTACCCCATGGACATCCGTAAATTTTCCGCCGAACCCACCGGCCGCCTGCACCTGCGCGACGCCGCAGACGAACTCATGTATGCCGACGACAAAAAGACCAAACCCATCGCCGTCAACCTGTACGGCCCCGCCTCCAAGCAATACGCCCGCGCGCAGGCCGAACAATCCAACCGGCTGATGGACGGCCTCAAGCAAAAAGGCAAAAGCAACAAGACAGCCGAGCAGACCCGTGCCGACAACGCCAAATTCCTGGCCGACTGCACCGCCTCGTTCGAGCACCTCGAATACGACACCCTCACCGGCGAGGCGCTGGCGGTGGCCGTGTATTCCGATCTCGGCCTCGGCTTTATCGCCGACCAGGTCGCCAAATTCATCGGTGACTGGGCAAATTTTACCAAGGCCTCGCCGAAGAACTGAGCCTGTACGTCCGGCAGGCGGCGTGGCTCAACACCGCCCCCGAAACATCTCAAAACGAAACCGTAGGGGCACGGCGTGCCGTGCCCGAATCATCCCGCCGCGACCGGCTAAAGAACGACGGCATCACCGATCCCGAGATGCCGCCGTGCGCCGCCGGCCACCTGCTCGACTACCTGTTCGAGATCGGCCCGACGCAACCGGGCGGCATGGGCGCGGCGCCGCTCAGCCATGCCGAACTCGAGGCATGGCAACGCAACACCGGCATCGTGCTCAACGCATGGGAAGCGCGCACCCTGCGCAGCCTGTCGCTGGACTACATCGGCGAGACGCAGCGCGCCGCAAAACCGGACTGTCCGACCCCCTGGATGGACGCGCCCTATGCGCAATCCGAAGCCAGCCTGGTCGCGCAGCGCATGAAGGCATCGATGAAGGAGATCTCTAAACTATGAAAACCATGATCGCGCCAAGACGCCAAGACGCCAAGAAAACCAAAAACAAGCCCAAAATAAAAACCAGCGGGTCGTGGTTTGGGTTTTTGTCTGGGTTGCTTTTCTTGGCGTCTTGGCGTCTTTGCGCGAGTCGCTTTTTTTGGAGGCACCCATGATCGCCGGACAACTTGAGATCCAGATGAGCGCCAACCTGGCGCGCCTGTCGAAAGACATGCAGGACGCCAACCGCATGGTCGGCGGCGCGATGCGCGACGTTACGCGCGCGGTCGGCATGGCCAAGTCTGCACTGGGCGCGCTAGGCATCGGCTTGTCAGTCGGCTACTTCGCGCACCTGGTCAAGAGTTCCATCGACGCCGCCGGTCGGCTGGACGACCTGAACAAGACCACCGGCGTCGCCATCGAGCAACTGGCCGGCCTGCGCCTGGCCGCCACGCAATCCGGCAGCGACCTCACCAGCATCGCCGCCGCAATCAGCAAACTGTCGGTCGAAATGGGCCGCGATGCCGAAAAATTCGCGCGCATCGGCATCACAGCCAAAGAGCCCATCGAAGCGTTCAAACAACTGTCCGACCTCTTCGTCAAGATCCGGGACCCGGAGCAGCGCGCCGCCGTGATGGCCGAGGCGCTCGGTAAATCGTGGGGTGGCGCCGCGCCGCTGCTGGCCGAAGGCGGCAAGCACATGGGCGAGATGATCGCGCGCGGCACCGAGCTCTCCGGCGTCACGCATGAGCTGGTCGCGCAATCCGACGCTTTCGGCGACAAATTGGATGAGCTCACCACCACCGGCGGCCTGCTCACGCGCCAGGTCGCGCCGCTGCTGCCGATCCTGAACGCCATGGCCGACGACCTGCTGGCGCTGCAGACCTCCGCATACGGCACCTCCGAGGCCTTCAACCCGCTCGCCGAATCGTTCCGCGCGATCCTGATCCTGGGCGGCAACGTGGCCTTCACCTTCAAGGCGATCGGCAACGATCTCGGCGGCATGGCCGCGCAAATGAATGCCATCGCACATGGCGACTTCAAGGAAGCCGGGGCCATGCACCGGATGATGATCGAGGACGCGGAAGCCAGCCGCAAAGCCTTCGACGCATGGGAGCAGAAGATGCTGACGGTCGGCTTGACCGCAACCAAGGTCGCCACCGTCTCCGCGGCCGCGACCGAAAAGATCTCCGCCGCGCAGATCAAGGCGCTGCACGATTTTTCCACGACCGAGAAAAAACTCTCCTCCGCCAAGAAAAACAAGCTCGGCTTCGACCCCGAGGCCGACTTCTGGTTCGCCGTGGACGAAGCCGGGTTGAAGAACCGAAAGGACGCCCGCGACAAGGCGCTGGAAGAGACCGAAGCCAAGACCATCAAGATGGCACACGACATCACCGAGGCGCAGAAACGCGAGCACGAAGAACTCAACCGCTCCCTCACCGACGCGCTGCTGCGCGGTTTCGAGTCCGGCAAGGGCTTCGCCCAGGTGTTCGTCGATACCGTGCAGAACATGTTCAGCACCCTGATCCTGCGTCCGGTGATCTCGGCGATCATCTCCCCGGTGTCGGGGGCGATCTCTGCCGGCGTCGGCTCGCTGGGTTTCTCCGGTGCAGCGGGTGCCGCCACCGGATCGGCGGCCGCTTCCGGCGGGATCGGCGCTGCACTGGGCATCACCACCGCCGGGGGCGCGCTGTCCACCCCCGCCATCATGGCGCTGCATGTGGCCGTGCCGATCGCCGCCGCCTACGTCATCGCCAAATACGGTTTCGGCATGGGCAATTCGCGCGAACTGGTCGGCGGCAACCGGCTGGTGGGCAACTTCAACCGCGCCGGATTCAGCGGCGGCATGGAACAAAGCTGGAAGCAGTCCGGCGGCTGGTTCGGCTCGGACGACACCGGCGTTTACAAGACCGCGCTCACCACCGCGCAGGGGCGGGCGTTCCAGGCCACCGTCACCGGCCTGCAATCCACCTTCGACGCGCTCGGCTCCTCGATCGGCGACCTGTCCATCCACACCCGCGCATGGAACGTCGAGGTCAACCAGGCGGGCGACGTCACCGGCCTGCTGGCCGACGGCATCGCGATGCAACTGCTGCCGCAGCTCGAAGCCTTCCGGCTCGAAGGCGAGACGCTGGCCAAGACCGCGCAGCGCCTCACCGGACTCTTCGCCACCACCAACTCCTTCATCCTCGCGCTCGGGCTGTCCTCCACCGACGCGTTCGGCGCGATCGGCATCGCCTCGGCCGAGGCGCGGCAAAAACTCACCGATCTCGCCGGCGGCGCGGATGCGTTCAGCCAGAAGGCCGGGGCGTTCATCCAGAATTTCCTCACCGGCGCGCAGCAGCTCCAGCCCGCGCTCGACGCGGTGGGCCGCACCTTCTCCGAGCTCGGCATCAGCGGCATCGAGACCAACGCGCAGTTCGCCGACCTGGTGAAGCTGAACCTGCAGCTCGGCCATTACAACACCGTGGACAAGCTGCTCAACGTCTCCGACGCGTTCAACACCGTCACCCGGGCGGCAAAACAGACCACTGACCAACTGCTCGCGCTGATCTCGACCAACTCATTCAAGACCATGGTGGACTACCAGCGCGCCATCGGACGTGCGCGCGCAGCAGATTCTGCCGGGGCCGGCACGATCGCGGGGGCGACTGCGACCGCGTCGGGAACGTTATCCGGCGAAGCCGCCGCCGCATTGGCGGCCTGGGAGAAAGTCAAGGCCGAGGCACTGGTTGCGGCAATACAACTCGGCAATGTGGTTGTGTCCAGTGGCCGTGGCAGAATCGTGACAGCAAAAGATAGGGCTGATGCAACCGGCTATACCACCGGTCGTGGTGGCGTGCGCACCCCTTCGCCGCAGAATGCCTATCTGGACGCAATGGCCTATTACGCCAGCCTCGATGCGCTGCTTGACGAGATGCGCGCGATGCGCGCCGCCGCCGAAGCCACCGCCGCCACCTCCAAAAAGACCGCCGACCTGCTGCGCAACGTCACGCAGGACGGCCAATCGTTGCAGACCACCGCAGCATGAAATCCGTGAAAGGTAACGGAGAAGGGAACGCACCTTCGGTGCTCAAGGGTGAAGGGAGAAGGGTAACTGCGGCGCGAAGGTTTTACCCTTCTCCCTTCCCCCTTCAACCCTTCCTAAGGTTTAAAACATGAAAGTCATCCCGCCCCTCACCGTCACCGACGCGCTGCTCACCAGCAGCACCATGGCCGAACCGGACGCCGGCTCGCCCACCACCGAGCCGGTGTACGACGCGGGCACCACCTATGCCGTGGGCGACATCGCCATCAGCACCAGCACGCATCTGAAATACGAATCGCTCGCCGCCGGCAACCTCGGCAACGCGCTTACCGACACCACCAAATGGCTGCTGCTCGGACCCACCAACAAATGGGCGATGTTCGACCTGCTGCGCAACACCGCCACCGTCGCGCCGTCGCCGCTCACCGTCGTCATCACCCCCGGCGTGCGCGTGGACTCCCTCGCGCTGCTCGCCATGGTGGCCGACACCGTCACCATCAGCGTGGACAGCGCCGTCGGCTCGCCGAGCGAGAATTATTACACCTACACCGAGGACTTGAACACCCGCGAAGTGTTCGACTGGTACGACTACTTCTTCGAACCGTTCTCCACCAAACAAAGTCTCGCGCTGTTCGACCTGCCGCCGTATTCCAGCGCCGTGATCACCGTCACGCTGACGCGCACCTCCGGCGATGTCGAATGCGGCGCCCTGGTGCTGGGCTCGCAGGTATACATCGGCACCGTCCAGGCCGAAGCGGTCAGCGACACGCTCAATTTTTCCACGGTGACCCGCGATTTCGACGGCGGCACCGCCGTCATGGTGCAACGCCGCAATGTGCCCAAGACCATCTCGCAGATCCTGCTCGACAAAAGCCGCGTCAACGCCGTGCGCGCCCTGCGCGACGCCCTCGCCGGCACGCCCGCGGTATGGGTCGGCACCGAAGACAGCACCCACGGCTATTTCGAAGCCCTGCTGATCCTGGGCTTTTACAAACAATTCAGCATCAACCTGAAACTGCCCGATTACGCCGTCATCAGTTTGGAACTGGAAGAAATCTAAAAAAACAACTTTCTTCCTCCCCCTTTGAACCTCTCTTCCTCCCCCTTTGAACCTCTCTTCCTCCCCCTTTGAAAAAGGGGGATTGAGGGGGATTTGAATCTGAGGGGGATTTGAATCACACCGAAAGGAACGCCATGACAATCACCGCACTCCCCGCAGCCCCCAGCACCAGCGACCCGACGAACTTTGCCACCCAAGCCGACGCCCTGCTCGCCGCACTGGCCACATTCGTCACCGAGGCCAACGCACTCGCCGTGGCGATGAACCTGAACAGCACCACCGACACCAGCGCCAGCAGCGTAGCCATTGGCACCGGCGCCAAAACCTTCACCGTCACCGCCGGCAAGAGCTTCCAGCCCGGCATGTACCTGGTGATCGCCGACACCGCCGCGCCCAGCACCAACTCGATGTACGGGCAGATCACCAGCTACAGCACCGATCAATTGGTGATGAACATAACGGGTATTGTTGGGAGTGGCACCAAGACGGCGTGGACGATCTCACAGTCTGCATCCAATGCGTACGCGCTTGCGGCGGATACAGCCACTACAGCCAACCGCACAGATAGCAGTGAAGTCACTGTTACCGCCCATGCCACAACCGGGGATATTTTTGCTGCCGCTGCAAATTCAATCCTTTGGGATGATGCGGGTGGAGCGATTACCACGACCGCTTTCCCTGCCGCATCAAAAGCCGGGCTGGTTCGAGATTGCCGTTGCAATGGGGCTTCTAAATTCACCGCTGGTGCGAACCTTGAAATCGAGGGGGTTCCGAGTGGCACAACAGTCACGCTAGCTGATAAGGCTTCGTTTACAGTCAGAGCAATCACCACCACGCTGCACCGGATGACTTACAGTGTGTCAGGGACGTTTACGGTCACGGGAACAGGGTTCACAGTAAATCCAACTGCAACAGCCACATTCAACATTGAAGATGGGTTTGCAAATATCAGCATCCCAGAAGGAGCGCTGCAAGGGACATCAAATGCAAGTACATTTACTATCACTGGATTGCCAGCATGTTTGGCTACAACAGCCAATAAAGTTCTCCCATTTATGGACGGGACGGATAATACAGCAGCAACTTACATTGCCCCAAGAGTCGTCGGGAATGTAATTGAGCTGCACAAAACGCATATTTCAGTGGGCTTTACGGGCAGCGGAACTAAAGCTCTTGGGTCTGGTGAATTTTCTTACAGGATACCTTAAATTATGCTGACAATAATTATCCTAATCTGGTTCATGTGCGTCAGCTTTGTCGTCTATATGGGCGTGCGCCACGTCTGGTATTCACTGCACTGGATTTCCAAAGTCATCCTCGGGATCTTCTGGCTCGGGTATCCGATTGACCTACTGATAGGCGCAACCGTCTTAACCGTTTATTTCTTGGAGATACCCAAGTTCAACGAGGTGTCGGTAAGCCACCGGATGCGGAAGCATCAGCATGATTCAAGGCTGGCTGCGTGGGTATGGGGTGAGATATTGAAAATTGACCCGAAGCATTTAGGATGACAGAACAGGTTTTCAATGGGTAATTGATCGGCGGTTTGAAAACCGCAGGGCGGCCTGTCCTGGCAGCGCCATTATGCACTATACGCTTGACAAGTAAAGGACCCCCATGAGCTGGATCGGCGGATGGCTGGGCAACTGGCTGAGCGGATGGCTAGGCAGGGCGGCGGAAGCGATCGCGGCGCCGGACGACAGCGGCTATTGCGCGGTGCGGGTGGTCCGCTACCTGCTGGCCCACGATGCGGCGTTGCTGGCGCTGGTGGCAGCGGACAACATCGCGGCCGGGTCGCTGCCGCTGGACACGGTGTTGCCCGCGATCTGCGTGCAGGAGATATCGCTGGTCCAGCGCCGCACCGCGTCGATGACGGCGGGCAAGGTGCTGGCCACCAGCCGCGTGCAAGTGACCGTGATCGCCACCTCGGTCAGCCAGCAGAAGGCCATCCTCGACCTGGTGCGCAGCGCCTGCCCGAACACGCGCGGCATCGTCAACACCGTTTCGGTGGATAGCATCCTGCCCGACCAGGACGGCCCGGACATGCGCGACCAGGACGCCACCATCTTCGCGCAAAGCAAAGACTTCATCGTGAGGTTCGCACTGCCGGCATAACGTAATGT